AGGGCCTTAACTTCAGTTTGAAAACTAATTCTTACTGGAATGCTACGTTTGACAAAGTAATTGCATCCACGTAGTCTGCCGCATTACCAAGAGATGAAGCAGTGTTTGTAAGTTCTTTATAACCATATCTGGTCATGAAACTTACCACTGGCTCAAATGTAGCAGGATCCATAACAGGACCTGTACTCATCAATGGAATGTATGGGCAGTAGAACGCTGGAGCATCAGTTTCGCTTGAACCTTTGTAACCAACTAGTACTACAGGACCGCCATCTGCGGTATCTGCGGCGTAGTTGTCTACGAAAACTTTAACTGTGCCATTTAATGTACCAACAAACTTAGTGTTTGTAGGTGCTTCAAATGAACCTTCAGTTGTTCTTGCAAATGTTGATGTACTTGCACTTTGTAAAATTGTTAATGCTTCCGGAGAAACAACAACATAGTTACCAGCACCACGTCTAGTTCTAGCCGCGATTCTGTTAGCCGCTCTGTTGATCTCGATAGCCAATGCCGCGTGTCTGTCACCGACATACACACTTTGACCACTTAATGAACCGAAGTCCAAAGTAGTACCTGCACCCGCTAATGATCTTAATGAACCAATAATTTCTTGGTCGATCTCAACAACAATTTCTTGTGCTAACGCCTGCATAATTTCTGCTTCAACGTCTACACCGTGCATTGCTTCTGCGTCTTGCGCCGCTTCGAATGTCCATCTAGCACTTAAACGTCTTGTCTTTGCTTCGACAGTTTCTTTTAAGATTTGGATTGACATTTTTCTACCTGGTGTTCCCTCAGCAGATGCTGTTGCATCTGGAGAACCTGCATAAGTAGAAGCAAGTTTGAAAGGACTTAATGCCTCGTCACCTGCAGTTGCGCCACCACCAGTTTCAGAATATCTGACTCTTAGTGTGTGGATTTGCCCTACTGGGCCAGTCATTGGTTGAACACCAACCAACTCGTTTGCGATTACAGAAGGCATAACCCTTCTAATCAAAGGTAACATTACCTTGTTTAATGTTGCTACTGAACCTGCACCAGTACTACCTGCTGTTGCGGCCTCTGACAAATACTTTTTGCTATTTTCGAGGACCACATCCATGGTTTGCTTACGTTGGCCTGTTAGACCTTCCATAAGTGCGTCTTTGGTTGCGGACCAGTTGCTTTCAAATAAGTTTGCCATCTCTTAACTCCTATTATTTTGAAAGTCCGGCTAATTTTCGAATCATATTGATTTCAACAATATCATCCGAAGTGTCATTGGCCTCTGCTTTTGCAGGTGCCTTTCTATTACCAGTGTGTTCTTTTGTCACTGATTCTGTGAGTGTCTTCTTCACTCTTGGTGTTTCGCCATCTAAAACAGATGGGAGATACTTATCGAATTGCTTCTGTAAGTTCTCTGTCTTAACACTTTCAAGTAAGTCTAACATTATTTCTTTCTTCTCTTTACCTAATGGAGCAGTTAATTCGTTAATTAACTCTTTACGAGCATAACGATCTTCTGCTACTCTTAACTTAGACTCAGTTAATTTAACTGCTTCTTCTTTCTCTGAAATTGCTTTCTGAGATTCGTTAAGTTTAGTTTCCAACTCAGCGATTTGTTTCTGTACTTTCTTGATTTCTTTTGCTTCATTCAAATAGCTCACGCCATATTCATTTGCAAATGCTTCAAAAATTCTGCGACCGAAGTCGTTTTCACGAGCCTTAGTAATGTCATCACGGAAAGAACTTACTTCATTAGTAATAACCTTGTTGACAACGTTTTCAACTTTGTCAGCGGCTTTCTTAATAAAGTCTGCTTTGGCTTCTGCTAATTGCTTCTTGCCTTCTTTTACCATTTTGACTTTCTGTTCTACAAGACCTTTTTTGTCTTCGTGGAACTCGGATAGTTCATTAGCAAGTTGCTCTGTTACAAAATCATCTAATTTTGCTACATGCTCACCTACTTTGGCTCTATCTGCTCTAAGTTCTTTGACTTCTTTTGCAACCATTTCAGTTACAAATTTGTCAAGTACTTTGGCATGTTCACTAATGGCTTTCGTGTACTTAACTCGATCACTTACAAGTGATTCTTTCTCTTCTGCAATAGCGGAAATCTCTGCTTCTACTTTTTCTGAGATGAATTTGTCCATTGCTTCAACGATTTGACCTTTGTCATGCTCGTATCTTTGTGCAAACTCTTCTCTAAGTTCCGCAGTTAGTTCTTCTCTTGCTTCAGCGATTCTAGAATCCCATGCTTCTTGAAGAGCAGATTTTACTTCTTCAGTAAGTTCCGCATTTTCAAGTAGATCTTTAAAATTCACTGCCATCGTAGTCTCCTACTTTATTTTTAATTCATTGATGAAGCCAGTGATAGCCTTCATCAAGTGGTTTTCTGCACTTTTATCGTGTGTTAATGCACCAGCGGTATCAAATATTTGAGCACCGCCACGCATATTAAATAAACTTTCATAGATTGTCTTTGGGTAGGCATCTGGTGCACTGGGCTGGGCCACAATGTCTACTGTTACTATATCAAAGTCGCTTACACGTCCACTTTCGTTAACGTTTCCGCTACCTCTACTTGATACACCCAGTTTCGCTCCTGCTTTTAATAATGCTTTCGCAATATTTCCCATTGGTGTTTCTATGATTTTTAGTTTACCTAAACCGTCACTACCATCACAATGCATGTCTGTGATAATGTGACTCACTCTGTCGAGGTTAATTTGAAGCTCTTCTGGATGGTCTAATTCGCCCATCACAGTTTCGCCTTTACTTAATCTACCTCTAACTGTTTCAACAGCACGTTGAATTTCTTCTTTTGGATATACTCGACCGTTGTGGTTTTTAGTTTCGCCTTGAATGAAAAGACCTGACATAAACAAGTCTTTACCGTCATCGGACTCCATTAACTTTAAACCCGCATGTTCTGCGGCCATATATTCGTATAACTTTCGTGCCATTTGCAACTCCTATCAGTTAAAAAGACTTACGCCTTTTTTGGTTCAACTTTAATGTTGTCTGATGGTGTGTGATCTTTTGGACTATTATCGCCGCTGTTGCCGTCGCTGCCGTCTTTTGCTTTTACTGGCTCGCCTGCACCTTCAACTTTAGTTGCTTTAGGCTTTTGAGTAAAAGGAGACTGGTTGTTATCTGCTTCACCGCCTTTTGGCTCTGCTACAGAGTCACTTAACTTAGTTGCTTCTTCAACAACATCGTCTTCTTCGACTGCTTCTTCGATGTCATACTCTACGGATTCCATTTCGTCTTCCATATCCATATCGCCTTCGTCATCACCTGGCATTTCCATGTCAAGTTCTGCTTCTGCATCGTCTGCGTCATCGCCGCCTTCATCGTCGGCTAATAGTTTTTCGAATTCTGCACGGAGATCTTCAAGTTCTGACTCGAGCTCGTCGACTTTATCTTCTAAGTCTTCTTCACCGCCCATTTCTTCGTCATCGTCGTGTTCTTCTCCGATTTCGTCTGATACGATTTCATCTTCATCAGCAGAAATAGAATCTTCAAAGTCTGTTGCTTGGTTGATTACTTCATCAACTTCAAAGTCTTCTTCGATTTCGCTTTCTTCTGATTCTTCGACTGGTTCGTCTGTTTCTTCTGCAGTCTCTTCGATATCTTCTACTTCAACGTCGTCAGCCTCGTCAAGTACTTTTTCGTACTCGCTTCTGGCTTTTTCTACGACATACTCATGTAAAAGCTCTTCAGCCTTTTCATTTTCTTCTGCAAGTAGAAGCTCAAGGACTTGCTCTAATTTGTTAGATTCTGACATTAGTGGCCTCCTAATAATTAAAGTAATATCAAATTTTTATAGCGAAAGGCACACGAATGTACCTATTCTACATATTATACTTATGTGATATGTTGATTTATGT